AGAGTAGAGACCCGTAAGTGGGTAGTCCTCTTAAAGAGGGAGCCTCTCGTTTATCTAGACTATGCCCTGATGGCACCTGAACAACGTTGCCCCGTTCACCTGGCCTGCGGTGTCTCACGACATTGGCAGGGGGCTACTAGAAACTCGCCCAGTTCGTCACGTTTATCCTACTTGGTCGGCTCAACCGCATAGAGGGGTGGGTCATGCCCCCGTTTGTGATGACTGTATCATGGTTTACCCCATTCGGGAATACGGCAGTTTCCTATACAATCTTGTCATGGCTTATCGAACTCCTGCTGTGCTGCCCAAGACTGAGTACCAGCGCCTCAAAGAGTTGAAGAGGATGCTGGTTGAGTCTAAGGGCGAGGCTGTGGTCAAAAAAGTGATTGACATTGCCATGAATGACGATCATCCTCAGCAGATGGTTGCGCTCAAGATGTGCATGGAAAGGGCATTGCCTGTCAGCATGTTTGAGAAGACCAGTGCACAGCGTAGTGCTGTCAACATCACCATCTCTGGCATTGGAACTGTTGCAGTTTCTGATAAACAAGACGAGGCAGAAGATGTAGAATACAGACAGACCGACCCCTAGTGGGCTTGCAAGGCGTTTTGGGGTGCGCTTGGTCGAACACCCCTATCCTTCTGCAAGAGGATTACATGTTGAAATGCAATGCCTGTTTTCTGGTGCTGCCAGAAACGCACTTTCATAAGTGCTCCACTATTACGCGAGGCTATCAATACAAGTGCAAGGCTTGTGTGTCGCGTTATGACAAGAACCCCACTGACAAACAGCGAGAGACTAAACTCAAGCGCGTCAAGGAATGGGCCGCAGACAACCCAGACAAACGCCGCGAACAAAAAATTCGGCACTACCATAAGCATAAAGAACGTATAGACCAGAAAGCAAAAGACTGGTATAACAACAACAAAGATAGGTATTACGCCAACTCGTTAAAGCGGAAATACGGCATCACCCTCGAAGAATACAATAGTCTGCGTGAGCAACAGGGACATAGGTGCGCCATCTGCTCCGAGCATGAAGACCAGATTGGCAAGAAAATGTTTGTTGATCACAACCACGCTACCGGAGAGATCCGTCAGCTTTTGTGTACCCGATGCAATGTTGGAATTGGTATGTTCAAAGACAGTGCGCATCTACTAAACTTGGCCGCGAGCTACCTGACAAAACATGGCTGATCTGAACTTTAGTCTCCTGCCTTGGCAGGAAGAAGTGTTCAAAAATCCTGCAAGGTTCAAGGTCATTGCTGCTGGTCGCCGTTGTGGGAAGTCTCGTCTTTGCGCCATTACACTGATCATTGAAGCGTTGAGATGCCCTCAAGGCTCTGCGGTTCTCTATGTGAGTCCAACAATGGGGCAGTCTCGGCAGATCATTTGGGACTTGCTATTGGATCTAGGGCGAGACGTGATCCAATCAAGCCATGTGAACAATCTTGATATCACCATGATCAATGGTGCCAAAATCTATGTGCGTGGTTCTGATAGACCAGACACGCTTCGTGGCGTTTCTTTGACCTATGCGGTTTTGGATGAGGTTGCTGACATCAAGCCGGAGGCCTGGGAACAAGTTATTCGAGCATCCCTATCAGACCGAAAAGGACGAGCCTTATTTTTGGGCACTCCAAAGGGTCGTAACTGGTTCCACGACCTCTGGAAACTGGGTCAGGACGGCGATGATGCTGATTGGAAGTCATGGCACTTCACCACCAAAGACAACCCTCTGATCGACCCAGATGAGATCGAGTCTGCCAAGAAAACGCTGTCCAGCTTTGCGTTCAAGCAGGAGTACTTGGCATCTTTTACCAATGCTGGCTCTGATGTCTTCAAGGAAGAGTGGATCAAGTACGGAGAAGAGCCTACGATGGGATCGTACTTCGTAGCTGTTGACTTGGCTGGCTTTGAGGAGGTTGCCAAACAGGCTGCGAACTCCAAGAAAAGGCTAGATGAGACTGCCATTGCTGTGGTCAAGGTCACTGATGATGGCAAGTGGTTCGTCCAGGAGATCGAGCATGGCCGCTGGGACATCCGGGAGACTGCCTCTCGCATCCTGATCAAGATGCGGGACTACCGGCCATTGAGTGTTGGCATTGAGAGGGGGGCACTGAAGAACGCCGTTTTGCCCTATCTAAGCGACCTGATGAGGAAGAACAACGTGTTTTCCCACATCGTTGATTTAACTCATGGGAACCGCAAGAAAACGGATAGAATCGTGTGGGCGTTGCAAGGCCGCTTTGAACACGGCAGAATTGTGCTCAATCAGGACGAGGATTGGGACACCTTTGTGGATCAGCTACTTCTGTTCCCGGCAAATGGTGTGCATGATGACCTCCCCGACGCACTTTCCTACATTGACCAACTCGCAGTGACTTCTTATTTTAGCGAAGAAGATTCTGATGATTGGGAGCCTTTGGATGTTATAGCAGGGGTCTGATATGGAGCAAAACGAGTTCTACGAGCCGACGGAGAATGATAAGGAGCTGACGGCCTTTGTCGTAGACCATTGCGACCGCTGGCGCACCTATCGAGACACCAACTTCCTGGACTCGTACCTGGAATACGAGCGCATTTTCCGTGGCCAGTGGGCACCTGAAGACAAAGTTCGGGACTCTGAGCGCTCCAGGATCGTCACTCCTGCTACCCAACAAGCCGTTGAAACCCGCCATGCAGAGATCATGGAGGCCATTTTTGGCCAGGGTGAGTTCTTTGACATCGAAGACGACCTCAAAGACGTAAACGGCAATCCTCTAGACGTGGCTGTCCTCAAAGCACAGCTCATGGAGGACTTCAAACAGGACAAAATCAGAAAAGCTATCGACCAGATCGAGTTGATGGCCGAAATCTATGGTACTGGCATCGGTGAGATCGTCGTTAAGACCGATAAGATCTTCGAGCCTGCCACGCAACCCATCCCTGGACAGCCAGGACAGGCTGCAATCGGTGTCGTAGAGAAGAGTCGGGTGGCTGTTAAGCTCAATCCGGTCAATCCCAAGAACTTTTTGTTCGATCCAAATGGCACTTCCATTGATGACTGCATGGGTGTGGCCATTGAGAAGTACGTTTCGATCCACAAAGTCGTTGAAGGCATCGAAAAAGGCATCTATCGCAAGGTCAACATCGCTCCTACCTACGAGGACACGGATCTTGAGCCTACACAGGAAGTAAGCCAGTACCAAGACGAGAAAGTTGTCCTCCTGACCTACTACGGTCTGGTGCCAAAAGAGTATTTGACGGAAAACGATGACGAAACTGTCGATCTTTTTCCTGAGGACTCGGCGGCAGATGAATACACGAACATGGTTGAGGCGATTGTTGTGATCGCCAATGGCTCTCTTCTGCTCAAAGCAGAGGAAAGCCCGTACATGATGAAGGACAGGCCTGTCATCTCGTACCAAGACGATACGGTGCCGAACCGTTTGCTGGGTCGTGGCACGGTTGAGAAGTCCTACAACATGCAGAAGGCTATCGACGCGCAGGTTCGCAGCCATCTAGACTCTCTGGCGTTGACAACTGCCCCCATGATGGGCCTGGATGCCACTCGTTTGCCCCGTGGTGCCAAGTTTGAGGTCAAGCCTGGAAAGGCATTCCTGACCAACGGCAACCCTGCCGAGATCATGTATCCCTTCAAGTTCGGTCAGACCAGCCCTGAGAACTTGGCCACTGCCAAAGATTTTGAGCGTATGCTGCTCCAGGCGACTGGCACGATTGATAGCCAGGGGGTGGTGAGCAGCACGAACCGGGACGGCGCGGGGATGTCTGTGGCTGTAGCCACGATCATCAAGAAGTACAAGAGGACTCTGGTCAACTTCCAAGAGGACTTCCTGATCCCATTCATCCAGAAGGCGGCGTTTAGGTACATGCAGTTTGATCCAGAGCGCTATCCTAGTGTGGACATGCGTTTCATCCCGACTGCTACTCTTGGCATCATTGCTCGTGAGTACGAGCAGCAGCAATTCATCGGTTTGCTACAGACGCTGGGGCCGAATACGCCTGTCCTGCCGCTGATATTGAAGGGCATCTTGAACAACTCTAGCCTGACGAACAGGTACGAGTTGATCAGCGCACTGGATCGGATGAGCCAGCCCGATCCGCAGGCACGGCAGATTGAGTTGGCCAAGCAGCAGTTGGCTTTGCAAGCCGCGCAGGCGCAGATTGCTGTCAACACTACGCAGGCAGAGCAGAACCGTGCAGAGGCTGCTAAGTTGATGACTGAGACGCAGTTGATGCCGCAAGAGGTTCAGGCCAAGGTCATCACGGCTACGACTAAGAATTTGCCTGCTGGCAACGAAAGCAACGAGTTCGACAAGCGGGTCAAGATTGCCGAGCTGATGCTTAAAGAGGCAGACATCAAGAACAAGTCCAAGATCGTCGAGTTGCAGATGTCGAAGATCAACGATACCGTCAGTGAGCTTGAGAATGACTTTCTGGGCGAGCTTACGTCAGAGTTAGGGGGTAAAAAATGATTGACCCCAACAGCATCGTAAAAAGCCTTGCGCTAGATACGCTGACTGCTAAAGAGCAGTTGGAAGTCCTTGCTGGCATAGAAAAGACCATAAAAAACTCCCGCATACAACGGGCAGAGATGGTCAAGAGCAATGTGAACGTAGTCATTGATCTGCTAAAAAAGATCGAGGCTGACATTCGCTCTCGCTACGATGAGGTTGGAAATGCGATTGAGGCGCGTGTTGCAACCATCAAAGATGGCGCAGATGGCCGAGACGGCAAGGACGGCAGGGATGGTAAGCCTGGACGCGATGGCCGCGACGGAGCGGTGGGCCCGCGTGGACAAGACGGTCAGGATGGCAAGGACGGACAAGATGGCGTCTCGGTTACGGACGCCAAGATCGACTTTGACGGCAGTCTGATCATCACTCTCTCAACCGGGAGAGAGATCAACGTGGGCGAGGTCGTTGCGGCTGATCTGGCCGAGAAGATCCGCGTCACGATGTCCACCAACTCTACGGTGGCCATCCAAGACGAAGGTTCGACCATTACATCTGGCGTTCGCAACATCAACTTTACCGGCTCTGGCGTAACGGCCACGGCGTCGGGCGACAGCGTGACGGTGAATGTCTCTGGCGGGGGTGGCGGAGGTGTAACCAGCGTCACCGGCACGGCCCCTGTCGTGTCTAGTGGTGGTACAACCCCCGCAATAAGCCTTGCAGCGGGCTACGGCGACACACAAAATCCATACGCCAGCAAAACAACTAACTTCTTCCTTGCTGCCCCAAATGGTTCGTCAGGCGCTCCTACGTTCAGGGCAATAGTGGCGGCAGACATCCCTACGCTCAATCAGAACACCACCGGCAATGCGGCTACCGCCACAACGGCCACAAATGTGGCTAATGGCTTGGTTTCATCATCCCGCATTAACCCCAGGGTATCGTCCACCACATCAACCTCTTCGATCACGCCTGACATCAGTTCTTTTGATCAGTATGCGGTCACGGCCCAGGCTGCTACTTTGACCATCAACGCGCCAACTGGGACGCCAGTGGATGGAAACAAGCTGATCTTTAGAATTCTTGACAATGGCACTTCACAGACCTTATCTTGGAATGCTACTTACACCGTAATTGGAGTGACTCTCCCTACAACCACAACAATTAACAAGATGACGTATGTCGGTTGCATCTACAACGCTGCAAACACTCGTTGGGATGTGATCGCTGTAACCACTCAGGCTTGATCATGAAAATCGACTTTGAATTCCAAACCCCCCACGGTAAGTTTGCTGATGCTTTGCATCTGCCTGATGATCACACCTTTACGGGCGCTGAGATTGAGGCGATGAAGCAGCAGCGTGTGGACAACTGGATTGCCATCGTCACTGCCCCGCCTGTTGAAACTCCGCAGGAGTAAACATGGCTGCAAGGTTCTGGGTCGGCGGGTCGGGTACTTGGAGTACGACAAATACGACCAATTGGTCTGCCACATCTGGTGGGGCGGGCGGCGCAAGCGTTCCCGGTGCTGCTGATGATGTAACGATTGACGGAAACTCTGGTTCACCCACCGTCACCACAAACTACAACGCATCAGTCATCTCAGTAACGATTAATGCTGCCGCAGCGACATTGAGTCTTGGCGGTACGTTGACTTGCTCTGGTGCTATTACCCTGACTGCTGGGACGTTCACAACCAACAACTTCAACGTCACTGCAACGCAACTGTCGTCCAGCAACAGCAACACCCGCACGATCAATCTGGGCAGCAGTACGGTTACGTTGAGTTCAACGTCTGCTGTTGTCTTTACAACAAATACAAACCTCACATTTAACGCTGGCACATCAACTATTATTTGCACAGCAAACGCCACACTTCAAGCGGGTGCTACAAGTGGTCAAGGTGTGACTTTTTACAATGTGTCATTCACATCTACAACAGCGGGACTTTGCACAGTCCAAGCAATAAACACCTTTAATAATTTACTGGTTACCGCTCCTTCTTCCGCTGGGGTGCAGGTGTGTCGTTTTGACTCAAGACAAACCATTAATGGCACTTTGTCTACTTCTGGCACGGCGGGTAATCGCAGAGTCTGGTTCTACTCTCAAACATATGGAACAGCCCAAACACTCACCATCAACAGCGCACCAAGCCTGACTGATGCTGATTTCCGTGACATCTACGTCATTGGCACTGCTGCACCGATCAGCGGCACAAGGATTGGCGATCTGCGTGGCATCAGGGGGATCACTGCATCTACGCCAAAGACGGTGTATTGGAGTTCTGCTGCTGGTGGAACTTGGTCTGCAACAAACTGGGCGGCAACTTCTGGTGGGGCGACAAGCAATGATAATTTTCCGTTGGCACAAGATACAGCAGTCATTGAGAACACAGGGTTAAACACCAGCGCAACTGTCACGTTAAACGCAACGCTGCCTTTTATTGGCACGTTGGATATGTCCACACGGACAAACGCTGCGACCATTTCCATTAGTTCGGGTAACGTGCTTTATGGAAACTTGGTCACTGGCTCTGGAGTTACATATTCTGGAGCGCAGGTAGTTACGTTTTCAGGCCGCAACACCCAAACCATCACCAGCGCAGGCAAGACATTTAGTGGTGGTATCACCATTGACTCCTACGGTGGCACAGTTGAGCTTGCTGATGCGCTGAACATTGGCACACAAACCCTCACCGTCACCAACGGCACGTTTGACACCAAGAACTACAACGTCACTGCCACAGTCCTATCATCCAGCAACAGTAACGTACGAACGATCAATCTTGGGTCAAGTACGTTCACAATGAGCAACGCGGCTACTCCAATTAGCATATCTACAATCACAAACTTGACGTTTAACTCCGGAACGTCTACGTTTAATTTGTCGTATCTTGGAAGTGTCACAATTACGACTGGCGGCTTGACGTTTTACAACATCAATTTCACAGAAACAAGTTCAGGCACACACACCATCAATGGTGCAAACACATTTAATAACTTGACCATTACAGCGCCGAGCGCTGCGGGGTTGCGTCAAGTTATATTTGCTGCCAACCAAATCATCACAGGAACCCTTACCGTTGCCGGAGCCACCGCAGTACGCCGTATCTTCCTGCGCTCTGACACCATTGGCACTCAGCGTGATTTAACTGTTGGCACTCTGGTTGCAGATGACTGCGACTTCCGTGATATTGACATCCTTGGTGCTGCTGCTGGCTCTTCTCCTACACGCGCAGGAGATTGCGGTGGCAACGCTGGCATCACGTTCCCTGCGCCCAAGACGGTGTACTGGAACTTGGCTGGCGCTCAGAACTGGAGTGCTACAGCTTGGTGTCCATCGTCTGGGGGTACGCCTGACATCAATCAGTTTCCACTGGCTCAAGACACGGCTGTCTTTGATAACGCAGGCAGTGTGACCGGGACTATTTCTTTTGACCAAATTTGGAATATTGGCACATTTGATGCATCAGCCAGAACATCTGCCATGACGCTTTCAACAAGCGCGAATGCTCCAATTGTTTATAAAAATTGGTTATTTGGAACAGGAGTCACCGCTTCTTCTTCTGCCTCAATTACAGTTTTTTCTGGCAGTGGGACTCAAACCATCACCAGCAACGGTGTGACATTTGGTAGCGCCTTCACAATTAACTCCGCAACTGGCACAGTACAACTTGCTGACGCTCTGACAATTAACTCCGCACGAACCCTGACCCTGACCAGCGGCACGTTTGATGCTGTGACGTACAACGTGACAGCGGGGACATTTAGAACAGATGTAACCACGTTCTCAAGAACTTTGAAAATGGGTTCTGGTACTTGGACTATTTCTGGCACTGGTTCTTTAGCGTGGCTTATTGCTTCTAGCAATTTTATTTTGTACAAGGGCACTGCAAACATTTTATTTTCTGATACCAGTACTACCGCTAGAAGTTTTAACGGTGCCGGTCTTTCATACAACAAACTGACAATTGGTGGGGCTACAGGAACATCCACGTTTACGATTGCTGGTGACAACCAGTTCACCGAACTTGCCAGCACCAAAACCGTAGCGCACACGATTGCACTTGGCACAACCACACAAACCTTTGGCGCTTGGACGGTTACAGGCACAGCGGGTAACGTGGTCACGGTTACTGGCACTGGCGTCCTAACCATAGCTGGTGCAGCGGTGTCCGGCGTGGATTATTTGGCTCTTGGCACAACCACAGTCAGCGCAACAAGCCCCGGTGAGTTTTACGCTGGTGCAAACAGCACAGCCACTGGTGTTACTGCTCCTTTGTACTTGACTGCCAAGCCTGCTGACAGCACCCGGTACTGGGTTGGCGGCACAGGCAACTGGAGCGACACGGCTCGGTGGTCTACGTCTTCTGGTGGCGGCTCTGGAGCCTCTGTGCCCCGCAGCCATGACGATGTGGTGTTTGACTCACTATCCAACGCTACGGCCTACACAGCCACAGTAAACGCTGTCACAGGCGGCATCAGAACAAAGGCACTGACCATTGCTGGCCCTTTGACGGGCAACCTGACGCTGGCTGGATCGACCGCAATTGTTGGTATTCACGGCAACGTGACGCTGCCTGCAACGGGCCTGACAAGAACTTACACGGGCAACATTATCTTCACGGGATCAACTACAGGCAAGACGCTGACGACTAATGGTGTTGCGTTGGCTTCTGCAATTACGGTTAATGGGGTTGGTTGCGGATGGACGCTTGGCAGTGCTTTAGATATTGGGTCATCTAATTTAACCGTTACTAACGGGTCTTTTGATACGGGTAACTACAATGTAACTTGCCAACAGCTTAACTCCAACAACACCAATACAAGATCAGTGACTTTGGGATCATCGACAGTTTCAATTGCCGATACGCTATCTTTTACAGACCCAACAAACTTAACTTTTTCTTCTGGTACTTCACAAATAAATTTGAATGGATCAAATGCCACTTTAAACTCTGGTGGGCAAACTTTTTATAATGTGTCTTATACGACAACCAGCGCTACCGCCGCCGTCATTTTGACAGGCGGCGCAACATTCAATAATCTTACCAAATCTGGTGTTACTGCCGCAGGTATAAGTTCTTTTGAAATACGAGCCAATCAAACCATCAATGGCACTCTGACGCTTTCCGCTGGAACCAACGCCACGATGCGGCATTTCGTCCGCTCAGACACCATTGGCACAACACGCACCCTGACCTGCGCTGCTTTCTCAGGAACAGACGCAGACTTCCGCGACATCACAATCGCAGGTGCTGCTGCTCCTGTCAGCGGTACTCGATTAGGCGACTGCAAAGGCAACAGCGGGATTACGTTCCCTGCGGCTAAAACGGCTTACAGATTTGGCACTTCTACGTCTTACGCTGGATCAAACTCATGGTCTTTGACGGCAGGCGGGGCAGGCTCTAACGACAATTTTCCTCTTGCTCAAGACACCGTTGTATTTATTGTTTCTCCGAGTGTTTTCCCTGCTTCTGGCGGGACAGTCACTGTTGATGCCGCCTACAACATCGGCACGATTGATATGTCTGCCCGTACCAGCAACACAATGACGCTGGCAACGAGTACGAATACACCAACGATCTACGGCAACTGGATCAACGGTACTGGCACTACGCTGACGGGTACGGGTACGATGTTTTTTGCAGGGCGTGGCAGTCAGACGATTACAAGTGCTGGCCGAACTTTTACGCAGCCACTCGCAATCAGCACTCCGGGTGGCTCTGTAACTTTACAGGACGCTTTAACGGTAAGTAGCGGCGGTATAACCTTAAATTCTGGGACGATTGATGCCAACGGGTATAACGTCACGCTGCAAAGTTCGGCAAGTATGCAAGCGTCGTCAGGTTCTGAGATAAGGACGGTTGCAATTGGTTCTGGAACGTGGACTGTAGCGGATTCCAGTGCCGCTGCTTGGAATACCGGCGGGACAAACGTCTCCATCACTGGCACCGGCACAATAAGCCTGACGGGTTCTTCTTTTAAGACTTTTACTGGCGGCGGCAAAAATTACTCAGGCATTACTCTTAACCAAGGTGGTGCGGGTCAGTTGACCATCACAGGCAACAACACCTTTGCCAACATCACCAACACCTACAGCGCAACGGGCGCAACGACGATTTCTATTGGCACGACAACGCAGCGTGTAGCGCAATGGACGGCCACAGGGGCGGCAACTCGGGTTCTGACGGTACAGGGCACATCCGCATCCAGCCCCGGCACATTGATCCTGACAGGCGGCACAGATCCCAACGTCGATTATTTGGCAGTCACTGGGGTTCGGGCGTACAGTCTGGTAGATACTTGGTACGCGGGGGCCAACTCAACCAACAACGG